ACAGTTGGATTTGTAACAGCACAAGGTTTAGTCAATATTGGAATAGGAACTACTGCTGGATGTTCTGTGATTAGGGAAACCACAAAAGTATTCTCTTATCAACCAGGAAAATCATTACAGGTATTGAATACATTTATAATGAACCCAGCAAAAGCAAATCTTCGTCAAAGAGTAGGATACTTTGGTGCAGATAATGGAATGTATCTGGAACTTGATGGAAGCACTTTATATTTTGTGGAAAGAAGTTTATCTACTGGAACAACAACAAGAGTTGCACAAAACAACTGGAATATTGATACGATGCTTGGTGCAGGGCATCTCAATCCATCTGGTGTTACATTAGATATTTCCAAAGCACAAATTTTGTGGATGGATATTGAATGGTTGGGACTTGGAACAGTTAGATTGGGTTTTGTAGTTGATGGGAAGTTTATTCACTGCCATTCATTCCATCACGCAAACTTAATTGAATCAACTTATATTACAACGGCATCATTACCAGTTAGATATGAGATTGCAAATACTGGAATTACAACAAGTTCAAGCACACTGAAACAAGTTTGTTCTAGTGTAATTTCAGAGGGTGGTTATGAACTTCGTGGAATACAGCAGGCAGTTGGTATACCAATCAATTCTCCAAGAACATTAGGAACTGCGGGAACATTTTATCCTGTAATATCTTTGCGTCTCAAAGCATCACCAAATCGTTTGGATGCTATTGTAATTCTCACGGCACTTTCTATAATGCCAATTAGCACTGGTAATTTTAATTGGCAGGTTATAGCATCTGAAACTACTACTGGTGGTGCTTGGGTAAGTGCTGGTACTGATAGTGCTGTTGAATATAATATTACTGGAACTTCTGCTGCTGGGGGAAGAATACTAGCAAGTGGATTTTTTAATGCATCAAATCAAGGAGCAAGTCAAGTTGATATTCTGAAAGAAGCATTATTTAAGTTTCAGTTAGAAAGAAATGGATTAACTTCAACTCCTTATGAACTTACACTTGTGGTTGCTTCTGATAGTAGTAATGATACTGTTGTTGCTTCTTTGGACTGGGAAGAGATTAGTAGGTAATTTTTATGAGTGATAATATCTACTTAGGTAATCCACTTTTAAAAAAAGCAAATACACCTATACAATTTTTACTGGATTATATTGAGAACTTATAATAAATAAATAATATAGGATCATTCATTACACGAGGTTATTATGTCAGCACTTATCGCATGGGCATTTGCTAATCAAGCACTCATCGCAACTGTACTTTTTGCAGTTTCAGAAGCACTTGGAGCAAACCCAAAAATCAAAGCAAACGGTCTTCTTTCGCTCATTCTTTTGCAAGTCCAAGGACAACTAAAAGCAAAGGGTGGTAAAGATTTAACACCTTGAATATAAATCAAATAAATTACTAAATGGAGACTTAATTTATAGGTCTCCATTTTTTTATAAATAAAAATAGGAAACTTACGGAAAAAAGAATGGCACTCTGGGGCATTTCAACAACAACCGAAACTGCGGCAAATAATTATAACATTCCAAAGTTTATGCACATCGTTGACAAAAACATTACAGGGCATAATGTTTTTGCTGATGGTCGAGGATGGATACACAGACACTACAAGAGTTCTGAAAACTCTGGAATTAGCACCAGGTATTGTGATGAGATTTTAGTTCCTATTGCTGGTCTGAATACTACTGGTATTAGTTCAAATACTACAGGACTCGGAAATGCTACTCCAGTAGCAGTTTTCTTCGAAGACCCAAACAAGGCATCGTCAATTTCTGTTGGTGGTGGCGGAACTACCGGTATTGCTACTAATACTACTGGACATGTTCATCTTGTTTATAATGAACTGGTTTATGTTTCTGCCGGAGCAACAGTTAGAATTCGTACCTTTGATGCTAATAATGCAAATGAAAGTACTGCAATTGTTGGGACAGCAGCATCAGTCGCACCTGGAGCACCAGTTGTTAACTATGTAAATGGCAACGGATTGACTGTTTTTACAAATTACAACGGACAAATCACCAACAGAGTAGCATTTGCCTTTACTTCACCAAGTTCAGTTCTTACTGCAAACGTTCCATTCACAACATCAGTAACTACGACAGGACAAACTGTTGCGATTGGTGGAACTAATATCTTTGTTGACTCAGTAACGGGTGTTTCTATTGGAAGTTCACTTACAGTAGCAGGTAAACTTACAAATGTTTCTGTTGTTGCTGTTGGAACTACTTCTGTTCAAATTGGAACTGCAAGTACAATTTCTTCAACAATTACTGCAGGACTTGGAGTTACATTTAGCACAAGAACAAATGCTACAAAGTTGTTTATTGATATGAGTAGAGGATTTATTGGTGTTGGTACTGATGGTGCAACTGGCGTTGGTATCATTAGCTCCTTTACTTCTGACATCATTCGTCAAATAGGCGGTGCTGGAACTTATCTTTCTTTACAAAAAGATGGAGTAACTGCCGTTGGACTTGGAACAACTACATTAACAGTTAGATAATATACAATATGAGATTTGATGAATTGAATGAAGAAAATTATATAATCTTTGCTATCAAACATTATGAAAATCCTCAAGCAATGACGCAAGAGGATTTTTTTGAAGATATGAAAAGATTCAAATGGATTAAGAGACTTCTAAACAAATACAAAAATACAGGTGAATTAAATATTCATCTAATTATTAATCATTTTATGGTTCTTTATAATGTATTTGGAGAAGCAGCAACACCTTTGTTGTTTTACAAATTAAATAAAGAATTGTGGAGTATATTAAAGACTTTTGTTTTATATCTTGGGCGACTTCCAGAGTATCCAAAGACATCTATACACGATATACCAATTGATATTGAATGTCTTAAAATTTTAAAATCAATCTAATGAAAGAAGAAACTCTTTTAAAGTTAATTAATATTATTCGTAATCTTCGTGAAGATGGTGAGATGGTTATTACTAATAATGCATCAAGTGGAAAAATTGCGGGATTGCCACCGGATAATCCTCCGGTTTTCAAAAAAAGAAAAACTGAACCAAAAAGAAAAAATCACAATCCATTTTTCAAAAACTTATCTCAAATAGAAAGACGAAACCCACCGCAATAGAAAAATGTTCAACCAAAACTCCTCTTCGCCTGAAACAAAAATTGCAGTTCTTGAAGAAAGGCTTTCCGTGTACGAACAAATGATATCTCGTATTGATGCAGCAATCGAAAAGATTAGTGAGACTAATCAAAATATCAGTAAGATGTTAGCAGTTCACACAGAAAAAATAGAACAAGCAGTCAAAACAGATAACTTAATTGTTTCTATGATAGAGGAGATAAAAATATCATCAAAAGAACAACATGATTTGATTAGTGAAGAATTAGGAGAAAGAATAGAAAAATTAGAACTGAAAGTGGAAAATATATCAAAAATAAAATGGATGGTGGTTGGAATGGGAACATTGACAGCATTGGTTGTTACCATATTATCCCAATTGGCCGGTGGAATTATACGTCACCCAGAAAAACCCAATCAACAAATTTTACAGAATAATTTGACAGCATTAAATATTAGCGGTAAGATGTAGGACCTGATCCTTTTGTGATGAATTTTATTGATCAAAAATACATTGGTCTGGTTTCTTCAAGACTGGAGAAGTTTAAACAAGTTAAAACTGGACTGTATAATTTTAGATGTGTATATTGTGGGGATTCACAAAAGAATAAAAGCAAGACAAGAGGATATATTTACGGTTATAAGAACGATCATAATTACAAGTGTCACAATTGTGGAGTATCTAAATCTTTTACTAATTTTCTAAAAGATATTGACACCACTCTTTATGATCAATATATTATGGAGAGATATAAGAATGGTTCTACTGGCAAGGGATCTAATACACCAGAACCAAAATTCACCTTTGAAAAACCAAAATTCACAAAAAAAGCATTTGATTTGCCATCCATCGCAGAACTAAATAAAGAACATTCGGCAAGAATTTATTTAGAAAACAGAAAAATTCCTCAAGATTTTTTGAGTCAATTATTTTATTGTGAAAAGTTCAAACAATGGACGAATGAACAAAAAAAAACTTTTGAATCTACAAAATACGATGAACCTAGAATCATCATTCCACTTATCAACAATGGAGAAATATTTGGATTTCAGGGTCGTAGTTTAAGTAAGAAACCAAAAGTAAAATACATCACAATTATTCTAGATGAAGATCAACCAAAAATTTATGGATTAAACAGAATTGATTGGAACAAAACTGTTTATGTTGTAGAAGGTCCATTTGATAGTATGTTTATTGAAAATTCAATTGCGATGGTTGGTGCTGATATTGATAAAATGTTTTTCATAGCAAATTTTGAAACCAATTTTGTTATGGTCTATGATAATGAAAAAAGAAATAAAGAGATGGTTGCACGATTGGAAAAAAGCATTGAGATGAAATTTCCTGTGGTAATTTGGCCAAAAGATTTAAAGGAAAAAGACATTAATGATATTGTATTATCTGGACAAGACGTGGAATCTATGCTAAAATTAAATACTTACCAAGGATTAGAAGCAAAACTTAAATTTACCAACTGGAAAAAAGTAGCATGAGTAACGGCATAAACGTAGTTAAGAGAGATGGGTCTATTGAAAGTTTAGACCTCAATAAACTTCATTTGATGGTTGAAGAGTCTTGTAAAGACCTTGCTGGAGTGTCTGCATCTCAAGTTGAGATGACTTCCGGAATTCAATTTTATGATGGAATTTCAACAAGAGAAGTTCAAGAAATTTTGATCAAATCTGCAGCAGATTTGATTGATTTAGAAAATCCAAATTATCAGTTTGTGGCAGCAAGACTTCTTTTGTTCTCTGTTCGTAAATCACTTTACGGAAAAATTAAAGATCATCCTACATTCTTTGAACATATTAATAAATGTGTAGATGCAAGTGTTTATGATAAGGAAATCTTATCATATTATACGGAAGAAGAACTAAATCGTCTTGGTGATTATATCAAACATAAACGGGATTATCTCTTCACCTATGCCGGTCTTCGTCAAGTTGTTGATAAATATCTTGTTCAAGATAGAAGCACCGGACAAGTATATGAAACTCCACAGTTCATGTATATGATGATTGCTGCAACAAAATTCTCCCAATATCCAAAAGAAACTCGTCTTTCATATGTAAAGAGGTACTATGACGCAATATCAAAACACAAAATCAACATCCCAACACCAATTATGGGAGGAGTTAGAACTCCTTTACGACAATTTGCAAGTTGCGTTCTTGTTGATCCTGATGATACCCTCGATAGCATCGGTCACTCTGATTTGGCTATTTACAAGTACGTTGCTCAAAGGGCTGGCATCGGTATCAATGCGGGCAGAATACGTGGTATCAATTCTAAAATCAGAGGCGGAGAAGTACAACACACAGGTGTTATTCCCTTCCTTAAAAAGTTTGAATCAACTGTCAGAAGTTGCACTCAAAACGGCATCCGAGGTGGTTCAGCAACTGTTCACTTTCCAATTTGGCACCAAGAAATAGAAGATATTATTGTTCTGAAGAATAATAAGGGAACTGAAGATAATCGTGTTCGCAAGTTAGACTATTCCATTCAAATCAGCAAAATCTTCTATGAACGATTTATCCGCAACGAAGAAATCACACTCTTCTCTCCCCACGATGTTCCTGGTCTTTATGATGCTTTTGGTACTGATGGATTTGATGACCTTTATGTGGGTTATGAACGAAATGGATCTATTCCAAGAAAAACTATCGGTGCTCAAGAACTCTTTCTGGACCTTCTAAAAGAACGTGCAGAAACAGGTCGTATTTATATTATGAATATTGACCATTGCAATTCTCATAGTTCTTTCGTTGATAAGGTTTCAATGTCAAACCTCTGTCAGGAAATTACTCTTCCCACCAAACCTCTTCAACATATTGATGATCCAGATGGAGAGATTGCTCTCTGTATTCTTTCTGCAATCAATGTCGGTAAAGTTAAGGATGATAGTGAATTTGAAGAACTTTGTGATTTGGCTGTTCGTGGGTTGGAAGAACTCATTGATTATCAGCAATATCCAATAGTTGCTGCTGAAAAATCAACAAAAGCACGTAGATCTCTTGGTGTTGGATTTATTGGTCTGGCACATTATCTTGCTAAACTTGGTTTTGATTATGATTCTCAAGAAGCATGGGATGCAGTTCATGGTCTTTCTGAATCATTCCAATATTTCTTACTCAAATCTTCTAATCAGATTGCCAAAGAAAAAGGTGCTTGTGAATATTTCAATCGCACAAAGTATTCCCAAGGAATTCTTCCAATTGATACATACAAAAAGGATGTTGATGAACTGTCAAATCCAACTCTTCAACACGATTGGGAAACACTTAGAGAAGATATAAAACTGTATGGTCTTAGGCACTCCACACTATCCGCACAGATGCCCTCTGAGAGCAGTTCAGTCGTCTCTAATGCAACTAATGGAATTGAACCACCTAGAGGTTATTTGTCCGTCAAACAGTCTAAAAAAGGTCCTCTCAAGCAAATTGTTCCACAGTTTCAAAGTCTTAAAAACAATTATACGCTTCTTTGGGATATGCCTAGCAATCGTGGTTATATTAATATTGTTGCAGTTATGCAAAAATTCTTTGATCAAGCGATTTCTGGAAACTGGTCATATAATCCGGAGAATTATCCCGATAATGAAGTTCCTGTTAGCGTAATGGCACAAGATATGCTTACCTGCTTTAAGTATGGACACAAAACTGCATATTATCAGAATACTTATGATGGTAAGTCCGATGAAATCAAAGAAGAAAAATCCAACCTTGACAGTTTAGTGCAGGACATACTAAACTCAGTTGAAGATGACTGCGAGAGTTGTAAAATTTGATTATGGAAGAAACTAAAACAATACAAGGTATGACTGTTCTTAATACTCAACAAGTAGATTCCAAAAAACAACCAATGTTTTTTGGAGCACCTCAAGGAATCCAAAGATATGATTCTTATAAGTATCCTGTCTTTGATAAACTCACACAGCAGCAACTTGGTTTCTTCTGGAGACCAGAAGAAATCTCTCTTCAAAAAGATCGTTCTGACTATCTGACACTGCGACCTGAACAAAGGCATATGTATACTTCAAATTTGAAGTATCAGATTATGCTTGATAGTGTTCAGGGTCGTGCTCCTGGTATGGCATTTATTCCATATTGCTCTCTTCCTGAACTGGAAGCTTGTATGACAGTCTGGGGATTTATGGAGATGATTCACTCTAGATCTTATACTTACATTATTAAAAACATCTATTCAGATCCATCAGAAGTCTTTGATACTATTTTAAATAATGATAAGATTTTAGAAAGAGCATCTTCTGTTACCGGAACTTATGATGATTTCATCAATTCCGCACAACAATATGGATCTTCAAATCTATGGATTCACGCGCAAGAAGGTGCTGGTGGTGCAAGAGAGGAAAGATTAGAACTCAAAAGAAAACTTTATCGTGCGGTCGCAAATGTCAACATTCTCGAAGGTATCAGATTTTATGTCTCATTCGCTTGCTCGTTTGCGTTTGGTGAACTCAAACTTATGGAAGGATCCGCTAAAATTATCTCTCTCATCGCAAGAGACGAAAATCAGCACCTTGTCATTACTCAAAACATCCTCAATAAGTGGCGTGAAGGAGATGATCCTGAAATGCAACAAATTGCTGGAGAAGAAGAAGGGTGGGTAAGAAATGCGTTTAAGATTTGCGTAAATGAAGAAAAGAGATGGGCAGAATATCTCTTCAAAGATGGTTCTATGATTGGTTTGAATGATAAACTACTTTGGAACTATGTTGAATGGATTGCGAATCGTCGTATGAAGGCAATTGGTCTTAAACCAGAATATGATATTCCGGCAAAGAACAATCCACTTCCTTGGACAGACCACTGGTTAAACAGTAAATCAGTTCAAGTCGCACCCCAAGAAACAGAAATTTCTAGTTATGTGGTAGGTGGTATTAAACAAGACATTAAAAACGATACATTCTCTGGATTTCAGTTGTGACGCAAGAGGGGTTTTACCCCTCTTTTTTTATAAATAACTAAAAAGTATTTCTTATTCATATGTCTGGAACTTATAAGTCTAAAGAAATTTACAGTGAAGGAGTATTGAGAGGGTCTCAAAGTCAAATTAAAAAATCTAGTGGAGCATCAGCATTAACACCAGATGCGGCAGCACAACTTGGACCCAAAGCAGTAGAATTACAAAGAAAAAAAGCAAAACAAGTAGATGTTCCTAATTTTGTGAAGACTGTAAGAAAAGAAGAAGTTGAACTTGGTGAAGCAAAAGTAGAAAGTGGGAAGTCTCAAGAAGAAAAAGAAATTATTAGAAATAAAAGAGCTGGAATTGATAAAGACCCAATGGCTTTTCCGGGCAGAAAAATGCAAAATATCTATAGAATGGAATTACATATGGATACGAGAGGAGAAAAAAAAGAAAGAGGTAAAAAAGTAAATGAAAAGATTGATGTAGGTGCTGATGCTGGTACAACAATCAGTGATTTCGTTCATTCAAAGAGTGCTACATTCAAAGGTGATAGTAAGAAGCAAAGAATTAAGAGAGCACTTGGTGCCTATTACGCAGCACAAAAAGAAGAAACAGAAAACATTTATAATTATGTAATTGAAACTTTGGTTGATAGTGAATTCGCAGAAGATTATGAGACTGCTGAAAATATGTTTGAACATATGAGTAGTGAATTTGTAGCAGTCATTCTTGAAGAGTATATTGAAGAAAAGGCAAGAGGAACCAGACCAAAAAGAACAGTTCACGCATATGATGTTGACGAGACTTTGGTTGGACACGGTAAGAAAGGAAAAACAAACGTGAAAGTTCACGTAAATGATGCATCCGGTAAAAGAGTTAAGAGTTTAAGCAATCAAGAATTCAATACTCATAAACTTGATAAGGGACATTCTTATGATTTTAGTGAATTCAGAAGTGCTAAAAAGTTTGGAGAAACTTCAAGCGCAAACAAAAAAGTAATTAAAGATGTAAAAAGAAAGCAGGCAAGAGGACAAAATGTTCATATCATCACTGCTCGTGCGAAGTTTGATAATCCATCAGAGTTTCAAGGACATTTGAAGAAGAAAGGTGTTGATGTTCCTTTGAATAAAATTCATTATACTGGTGGAATGAAAGGTAGTGATATTGGAAAGAAAAAAGTAGATGTAGCAAAGGGGGTTGCAAAGCAGAGTGGTGCCAAGGAGATCCATATGTATGATGATGCCGCAAAGGTTCATAAGGCATTTGAGGGGGAAAAGAAAAATCAACCAACTTCCACAAAAATTAAAACTCATTTGGCAAAACCAAATGCATCTGGCGAAACACAACTTCGTTCTTATCAAGGAACAAAAGGCGGAAGAACTAGTGATAATCCATCATCAACTACTAAACAAACACAACGTAGAAGAAACAAAGCAAGAAAGAATATGGGAGAAGAAGTATTTTCTTATCTAAATATAGAAGAAGGAAAAGTCAAAGGAGAAATTATGTCACATTCCTACCAAGAAATCAAAGAAGATTTTGATCTTAGAGATAAACTCTTTATCAATTTCTCTGGGACTTCAAAAGCAAAAAATGAATTAAAAGAAGAAACTGAAATGACTCCATACGAACAATGGAAGTCTTTTGTTAAAGAAAATGAAGTTGAAGAAATTCAAGAGTCTGTTGAAATTGAAACAGAACTAAACGAAGAGTTAGTACCTATGAATTCCTATCAAGCTTGGAAATCATATCTAGAATCAATTTGAGATTGATAAAGGTCTTTCTAGTCCTAGAAAGACCTTTTATTTTTTATAATAAATAAATAACTAAATAATAATAAGAAAAAGTATTTTTCAGTCATATGGAAACTTGGAACACTGTCAAAACTCTTAAAGATATCGCAGGGGCATATCAATCAATCTACGAAGCAAAGAAGCAAGTAGATCAGGATGAAGATGGTGATAATGATTTTGCCGATAATATGATTGCGAGAATGGTTGCTTCTGGTATGTCTAGAGAAGAAGCAATTAAAAAAGTAAAGAATAAGGAATACAATAAAGAAGAGTATTCCTTGGACGAGGAAACCAAAGCAGAAAAAGAAGCAAGAATAGCAGCAAGACGAGCAAGAGTTAAGCAAATGGAAGATGAAGGTGCAGTAATGACATCTTCTCGTAGAGCAAGTGAAGTAGCAAAGCAAAGAAAAGAAGCCAAGAAAGCGGAGGCACTTGAAAGAGCAGGGTCATCTGTCCTCAATCAAATGCGTGGAGCATCTGGAAGGGTCTCCGAGAGGCCTATGGGATCAGAAGCACCCAAGGCAAAGGAGAAGGCACCAGAAGCAACCAGAAGACTAAATCCGAACCTTAGAAAGGACAATCTTGGATCTGCTGCTGACCGAGTTCTCAAATCAATGAAAAAAGAAGAATTGGAACTTTGGGTAAATGAACTCATTGAAGAAGGTTATGACCTAAGTGAATATACTTGGGATGAGATGGCAGAGATTTATCTCGATGAAGCAACAAGAATGGGAAAGGAACTTGGTAAGGAAGGTGAGATTGCGACCCGTAAGGAACTTGCGGCACGTTCTAATGCTCACCAACGTTCTGGTAGTATAGATAAGACCATTGCGGCGGCAGAGAGACGTGCAGACCGTCCTTACATCAAACCAGTGCGTGATGAAAGTAAATCTGATTATAATAAGAGACTGCAGAAAAGTTCGGACACTATGTCAAAACTTGCAGCATCAAGAAGAGGTTCAGTAAGAGACAAACCCCGTGCTGGTCTAAGAGGTTATGGTGCTGACGTAAAAGGTAATGATAAAGAACTGCAAAATTCAAGACGTTCTGCTATGGCTGCAGGAACTCTAACTCCCAGAGAGAAAAAAATGCTCAACAGAGAAGCATACGAAACTTATGAGTTTGTAGCATCATATCTTTTAGAGAATAACTTTGCTGAATCCGTTGAAGATGCAAATGCAATTATCAACAATATGAGTGAGAACTGGTTTGAGAGTATTATGGAAGAAAAGAAACCACTTCCTGTTGCTAAAATGAAAAGAAAGGAAGAAAAGTTAGACAAAGAACTTGAAAGTGAGATGCCCAAAGTATTAAGAACCGAAATTGATTCTCCCGAAAGAAAAGAATTTTTAGGAAAAAATAGAAGATTTGGTGATATGCATGATGTGAGACGTAGTGTTTCTACCAGAGGGGGTAAGAGACCATTACCAATGCCCGAAGTTGGTAGATATAAGCCAAAAGACGAAGATTGATATTAATATATTAAGCACCTCTTGACAGGTGCTTTTTTTATGACTATAATCACTCTGTTAGGGTTGAAGATAAGTTGTATCTATATAACTTGAAGAATATTAAGAACCCGAATGAGTTATGATAATCCTTGGTTATATCAAGGAAAGATTTTTGAGACAGAAGATATTGGAGAGCACTTTGGATTTATCTACTTAATAGAGTGTGAAGAGAACAGTAGAAAATATCTGGGAAGAAAATACTTCTGGTCTTTTAGGACACCAAAAGGAAAGAAAAGAAAAGTAAAACAAGAAAGTGATTGGAAGAAATATTATGGGTCTTGTCCAGAACTAAAAGACGATATTAAGATATTAGGTAAAGATAAGTTCAAAAGAAGTATTCTGTCTCTTCATAAGACCTTAGGTAAGACAAACTATGAAGAGACAAGATTGTTGTTTTTGAATAATGTTTTGACGGAAGCATTAGAAGATGGGTGTCCAAGATATTACAACTCAAATATTCTTTCAAGATATTACCGAAAAGATTACTTTAATTGACAAATTAATAAATAAGTTATGTGTTAGTAAATATTTCCATGACCCTAGATCTTCATAACTTTTTTAAGTATTATGATGATAAGAATCCAAATCACGTAGCAGCAGTTCAATGGTTAGAGGATAATCTACCTGCTGAGTTTATGGATGATTCTGAAACAGAGTGGATAGGAATGTTCAGAACAAAACCTCCAACTCCAGCAGTATTGGAGGTTCCTTATTTTAATCAAGTAGACAACTACAGAGATGCACATAGAACTTGTAATAGTTCATCGTGTGCTATGTGCCTTGCTTTCCTCAAGCCAGGAAGTATCAAAGGTGATGACGAATATGTTAAGAAAGTATTTGCGATTGGTGATACGACCGATCATGCGGTTCAAACCAAGGTTCTTGCAGGTTACGGTGTTAAGTCACACTTTAGTTATAATTTGAGTTTTGCTGATATTGATAAGAGTCTTGATAGAGGAAAACCAGTTGTTATTGGTATTCTGCACAGGGGTTCTCTTACTTCACCTACTGGTGGTCACATGTGTGTTGTAATCGGTAAAACACCAGATGGTAAAGGATACTTTGTGAATGATCCTTATGGATCTCTAAATGATAACTATACTGGACCCGTAACAAACGGTAAGAAGACCGTTTACACCAAAGCAGTTCTTAAGCACCGTTGGGCCCCTGGTGGCACAGACGGATGGGGACGTATTTTTGATTGATACATAAGGAGAAAACCAATGGCAAGAATCGATTTACACAACTTCTTCAAGTTTTATGACGAGAAGAATCCTAATCACATCAAAGCAGTTCAGTGGTTAGAAGATAACCTACCTGTCAAGTATCTTGAGGATAACATTGATTGGGCGGAGATTTATAGAGGAAAAAAGTCTAGTGCTGCACAAGCATCTACACCAACTGCTAGTGCTCCTGTAACTGGTGGTGATGATATGCCTATGACTGGTCTAAAACTCATTAAAGAGTTTGAAGGATGTCATCTAAAAGCATATCCAGATCCTCTGTCAGGTGGACTTCCAATCACTATAGGTTGGGGGACCACTCGTAAGAAGGATGGATCACCATTCCATATGGGTGATACAATCACTCAACAGGAAGCAGATGAGTTATTGATTACTCAATGTAAGAACCAGTTTCTTCCATCACTTCGTAAAATTCCACACTGGAATGAAATGTCTGATGGTAAAAGAGGTGCATTACTTTCTTTTGCTTATAATCTTGGTGCTGGTTTTTATGGCAGTGGTGATTTTAATACTATCACTAAAAGACTGAAGAATAAAGAATGGGACTTAGTTCCCGATGCGCTTTACCTATACAGAAATCCTGGATCTAATGTAGAAGCAGGACTTGCTCGTAGAAGAAAAGCAGAAGGTGAATCTTGGAAAAAAGGTTAACCTATTAAACTAACAAAAATGAACAACAAAAAGGAAAATGGTATGGGGCAACTAATTCGTGTTGTGATTTTGAGTTGGTCTGCCGCACTACTTACCGCAAGTTATGCTGGTATGTTTGCTAAAATGGATCCCACATTCATTGCTACAGTATTTACTGCATCTGCTGCCACTTTTGGTATTAATACAATGAAGAAAGGTGGAGATGATGACGATGAAAAAAAGGAACAACCACGCAGAGAAGAATTTGTAGAAGCACCTCCTGAACCACCTGCTTCACTAAAACAACCTGTTTCAACAATTGCTGAAACAACAGTATCTCTTGAAGAAAGAGTTGAAGCATTAGAAGAAGGACAAGTTCAACCTCGTACAGGTGGAGTATAATGGCAAAATCCGCAAACAAAGGTAAGAAAGGTTCCAATGGTTCTAAACAGAATCAGGGGAATGCGACAGCAAAGAAGGCAAAGAACGGTGGCAAGAAAAAATGAAAACTTATAATGAATTTATTATTGAAGCAAATCTAGCAAAAAAAGCAAAAGATTGGTGGAATAAGGGAAGAGATGAAAGAGTTCCTAATGAGAACAAAGCATCTTGGAAAGAATTGATGGATGATGATAAAAAACAACTCACCAGAAGTGATAAGGCACATAAGTCGGGAGCAACTGGTATTAAGGGTTGGAGACCTCATAAAGCATTCAGTCCAGAGATGGTCAAAACAGGACCTACACCAGCAGTTAGACAAGCATTTGAAAGACCAGTACGAGCAGTTAAATCACTACTTAAAAGGTAAAATACTATGGCACGAGAATGGAACACTCCAGTTCGTGAGTGTTGGAATAAACCCATTCACCAAATATTAAAGGCAATAGATAATCATACCCGTCTTCATTTGGAGACGGGTAATTTTTGGCACGAAGAGCAGGCAAATATATTAAGACAATACTTAAGAGATTTAAAAGACTTTATACATAAAGAAGAAGGTGGACAATACGATGACTGAGTTTCCTTGGGGAGTTTTTATTATTCTTGGTTCTGGTTTAATTTTTACCTGTTATTGCATTTACTATATACTAAGAATGGCATATTTAGAGGAAAGGGAATGAAAGAACTATCACTAATTCTATCAGCACTCAGTCTAACCGTATCTTTAGGTTTAGCAGTTGGTGCTTATATCACATACAAGAAAGCAGAGACAATTATCAATCATCCAGAAGACTTTGTGAATTCTATTGTAGATAAAGTTGTGGAGGAACAAATCAGTAAAGCATTTGAAAAACTACCTATTCCCAAACTAAATACTGGGAAGTTTCAGTTACCATTCTGATGTCATTAAAGGATCCTTACATTTACAGAATTAAACAAATTTTAAAAGTAGTTGATGGTGATACGATTGACGCATCAATAGATTTAGGGTTTGATATTAGTTTAGAAAAAAGAATACGTCTTGCTGCTGTTGATACTCCAGAGAGTCGCACAGCAGACGCAAACGAAAAGAAATATGGTCTTGAATCAAAAGAATGGTTGAAGCATAAAGTAGAAAATGCTAAGAACATTTTAATCAAAACCGAACTCCCCGATAGCACTGAGAAGTATGGTAGAATCATTGGTCATTTATTCATTAACGACCAAGAGACATCACTGAACGATCAAATGGTTGTTGAGGGATATGCCTGGCCGTACAAGGGAGACACAAAGAAGAAAAACTTTGCTGAGTTAGATGCCAAACGTACCAGAAATTCCTGATATAAAAACAAATAATATAGAAATACCAAAGGTGGAGGTTCCAGTTATTCGTAATCTGGAACCTCCACCTATTCTTGTACCAATCAATAGGAAATTACCAATACCCGTTGTTGATGTTCCTATGGATGGTATTCCAAGTTATGAACCGATTGATGCTCCTACAACTGAACAGTTTAGGAAAATGATAAATGCTCAACAGGAACCAAAGAAAGAAGAACAAGTACAAGACAAACCCAGAGCACTTCCAGATCTTAAGGGGATTACTGAAGCATTAAAACAAGTACCTCAAGTACCTCAAGCATCTCAACCACAAGAACAAGTTGCTCCACCAGTACCAAAAATAGATGCTCCAACTATTACTGTCCCGTATATTGGGGCAATTCCAGTTCCATCCACCGAAACTGTTGTATTATCTGGCACCACTGCTACTGCTAGTGTCGCTGCGGCTCTTATTGGTAAATCTATGGTGGAATGGTTGGTAGGAAAAATGAAACCTATTATTAATCAGATCTTTATTAGGGGGAAACAATTGTTGAACCGAGATCTGACGCCTTACGAGACTCAGTTACTTTTTGCTTTGGAACTGGATAAGAAGACTTTGAAACTCTTGAAGAAGGAACAAAAGGCTGAGAAATTACGCCAGAAGCAGGTTTTTGTTGAATCACAACAACATCCGCACATATCTTTGCGTAAGGAGAAGAAGGATTAAAGAAAATCCCACCTTTCATTGCTTCACCACATTTGAGTAATCTTACAAGTTCAAAATCTAATCGTGCTTTATCAGTTTCTGCTCTTTGTCTAGCAGTCCAAGTATCAGCAGCAGTCTTACATCTTTCTTGTAATCCACCATCTAATGGAAATGAAAGAGTTGCTGATAGTCCAAAGTTATTTGCAAAACTATCTTTCTGACCCGTTCTTTCTAATCCATTAATACCTGTTGTCATATCATTATCAATATTTGCATATTCTTCAAAAGGTCTTGAACCACTTTTAGATGTGGTCATAAAGGGAGTAAGATTAAAGGTTGGACCCTGACAACTTACTCCACCACCGTATGAGTTGGTCACGTATGGACCCTGTAGCACCTGTACTGCCTGGTTTGTTACACTTCCTGTTGATGTTGCCTGTGGATTTGCAATCGCAGTTACAGGGGTATCCCCCTCTGCATACGCAGGGAGAACAAAGACACTTAGGGCAAGGATTACTTTGAGACATTTCATCTTACTGGGTGAATACTGACATTGAATCCGTAACAGATTGAATTGTCGTGGTTCTTTCTACTGTTGTATCTTTAATCAATCCAGGACCCATATAAGTTTCTGAAAACTGAAATGGTTGTCCTTGATTCACAATACTATACTTTGTTCCAAGAGTTGGAGTTCCTGGAATATTAATATTTGTTCCCGTAACTGTATAACTAAATCCAGTTTGGAAATCTTGTTGTCTAATTATTTCATTTACTGTTGTGGTGGATTCAGTATGAGAAGTTACAGTACCACTAGTAAAGTTTGGTGTGACTGGCGCTGCTAGGGATGGTAGGGAAAACCCTAGCAGACAAATGCCTGCTAGGATATATTTCATTTGAATACACTCAGTTCTGAACTGCGTTGACCGATTGCAGTGGTTCCAGCACCACCACCAGTAACTGTAAGAGCACCAGTAGAGGTATCAATCGTACCTGCAAGAGTACCTTTCTCACCTGCTAGTTGTGTGGTGTTCTTACCATACAGAGTTGGTGATGCAATTGCACCATTAGAAACTGTCTGTGATGTAACAGTACTGTCTCCAACAGTTAGTGACTCTGTAAATGAGAATGCCTGACCATCATTGTTAATAGCATAAGTGCCAGCACTCATTGTTGCTGCTGCACTTGATGTGCCACCAGTCAATCCACCAAGTGCCGAGACACCGATGTTAGTTCCACCAACTGCGTAGGAACTACCAATTCTTTCTGTTTGTACCGCTGCACCCTGTACTGTTAATTGAACGGAATCAGTGATTCTTGATGTAATTTCACCTGCAAAAACAGGAGTAGTTAAGAATAACGAAAAGAGTAGTGTTAGTCTTTTCATTGTTCTGTTAAATTGGATACTATTATTTATTAATAGAATTTTTCAAATTGAACCACTTGACAAATCATAAATAATCACTTATTATGAGGAAACCCAAACACATTGGGTCATATCATGAGATTTTGATGTGAAACTTAGAGCCGTGGGCAATGCCTCCCGAGAGGGTTGGAACTTCTCCTTTGCCTATACGGATGTCGAATTCTATTAAACTAATGCTTTTCAAAAAAACAATTCAAACCCTTTCGGTCATTGCTCTGAGTCTTGGTGCTCTTGCTCCAAGTCCTGCTCAAGCATTGACCTGTTCTTATGCCTCACATTATGGAATTGGTGATGGTTACGATGGTCAAAGAACTGCTAATGGTGAACGGTTTAATGCCTATGGTAACTCAGCCGCACATCGTGATCTTCCATTTGGCACTAGATTGAGAGTAACTAATGAATCAAATGGAAAATCTGTTGTTATACGGATCAATGATCGCGGTCCATATGTAAGTGGTAGGAGTCTTGATCTTTCTTATGGTGCTTTCTCAACGATTGCATCACCAAGTAGGGGAGAGATTAGGGTTTGTTATTCTAGACTGTAATTGATAAATAGGGGAGAGTTCATCCTCTTCCTTTATGTTTAATTTTAATTTTGGAAATAAAAAACCAGATATTAAACAATATGCAATCATAGGAATTATCTTAAGTTCTGTGATTGCAACTCTTACACAATGTACTGGAATAAAAGAAACATCTTTATGGGATGTATTTGATGAAGTTCAACGTAAGTTCTTTCCTCAGACGATGTTGAATGATTTCATCATCAAAGATCCCGAAAAATTGGATCGTAGGGTGAAGAGAGATGTTGATTTGGCAATTGCTGAGTATGAAAGATTGACAGGAGATGATGGAAAGATTAGGATGCCTAAACCACGATATTCAGAGAAACCACCAGACGGGTCTTATGCCCAATCAGTTTTGGGTGGTGAAATGAGATTGTGTGCTCCTTGGGTAAACGATTGCCCCTTGACAGACCAGAATAATGCGGATGTAACTCAGCGGTAGAGTTCCTGCTTGCCAAGTAGATTGTCGTCGGTTCGAATCCGATCATCCGCTTTCCCAGAAACACTGGGATATAAATAAACTTCGTAGTTATAAAACTTAACAAACTTTATGAAATTTTTCAATCAACTGATGCTTGCACCTGTTGCACTTGGAATGATTGCTCCTACTGTTGCGAATGCTGCAGACCTTAATATTGCTGGAGTCAATCAATACAGTTCCTCAGAGCAGGTCACAAGTATCAGTCAATTCTCCGATGTTCAACCTACGGATTGGGCATATGGAGCACTGAGCAATCTTGTGGAACGTTATGGTTGCGTTGCTGGTTATCCTAATGGCACCTTTGGTGGTGGTAAGGCACTGACCCGTTTTGAAGCAGCAGCACTTCTTAACTCCTGCTTGGATCGTGTTACTGAAGTCACCGATGAACTTCGTCGTCTGATGGCAGAATTCAAATCCGAACTTGCTGTTCTCAAAGGTCGTGTAAGTGGTCTTGAAGCAAAAGTGGGCAAACTTGAGGCAACTCAGTTCTCTACCACAACCAAACTGAAAGGTGAAGCATCCTTCATTCTTGGTGGAGTTCCTGGTTATACTACGAATACTGGCACTGTTGCTGGTAGCACTGCGTTTAACTATGACCTTCGTCTGAACCTGGATACTTCATTCACTGGTAAGGATTTGCTTCGCACCCGTCTGCGTTCTGGTAACTTCTCCAGTCAACCTTTCGGTTCTTCTTCGTCACTGTTCAAACTTGACAAGGCAGAATCTTCACAAGGTACTGGTACTTCCAGCAATGTTTGGTTGGACCGTCTTTACTATCAGTTCCCTGTCAGCAAGAGTGTAACTTTGACTGCTGGTCCTCTGGTTCGTAACACTGAGATGGCATGGGTTCCTTCTGTTTATAAGTCGGATGTTCTTGACTTCTTTCAACTTGGTGGTGCTTCTGGTGTCTATAACAAGGCAACTGGTGCTGGTTTCGGTGCTCAATATCGTCAACCAGGAACACAAGGTTTTGTTGCTTCTGTGAACTATGTTGCAGAAGATGGTAGCAATACTTCTACTGGTGAGTTTGATGCAACTGGTAAACTGAACACTCTGGTACAGATTGGTTACCGTGCTCCTCAATGGGGTCTTGGTTTCGGTTATCGTTATGGTACTGAGGGAACTCGTGTTCGTAACTTTAATGCTCTTGGTGGTGGTTCTGGTGCTCTTGCATACGGTCAAGTCTCCAACAGTTACGCATTCAATGGTTACTGGCAACCCAAGAAGAGTGGTATTGTTCCTTCCGTCAGTGCTGGATATGGTTCTAACACCATTAACGGTAATGCTACTGTACGAGGTGCTACCAACTCTAACTCTTGGTTCGCAGGTCTTCAATGGTCTGATGTGTTCGGTAAAGGCAATGCTGCTGGTGTTGCATACGGACAACCTGGAAACGCACAAGGTCTGACTGCAACTGCTTCTATGTTTGAGGCATTCTACAAGTACCGTGTAAGTGATAATATCAGTATCACTCCTGCCGTGTTCTATGTTTCCAATAATCAGGCAACTCGGAATACTGCTTCCAATTGGGGTGGTGTAATTCAGACAACTTTCCGTTTCTGATAGACTACTCATAAACTGATAAACTTTGCCTCTTCGGAGGCATTACTGCGGAGTGGGCAAGTGGTATGCCATCAGACTCATAATCTGAAGATCGTAGGTTCAATTCCTACCTCCGCCATATAAATAAAAAGAAAAGTCTATAATGGAAACTTTATTTAAATCTTTGAGTGATGCTCAGGCATCACTTTTTGTTTTATTTCAAAAGACGTGGATTTATCACTGGAATGTTGTTGGGCCAGACTTTCAACAACTTCATACACTCTTTGGTGAACAATATAATGAAATGTTTGAAGAGATTGATACTCTCACAGAACATATGAGGTATTTGGGAATGAAACCAGTCAGCACTCTCACAAGAGTAGTTGAAGTATCTCAAATTTCAGAAGCAGATAGTTCAATTGGTGCTATGGAAATGGTTTCCCAACTACGTGATGATAATAAGAAACTCATTGAAATGCTTACTGTAATATCAGAAGAAGCAGATGACCAAAAGCAATACGCAACATCAAATTTAGTTCAAAGTTTATGTGAAACTCACGGTAAATTTGTTTGGATGCTAAGAAGTATTTTAGAATAAAGACTTGAATTTTTTGAATAGGTATGGTAAGATGTTAAAGGTTAGATGTAAAAATTGTAATGCTGTGTTGGAGTCTCATCCGACACAGACCAGATGTTGTGGTTGTGATAATTTCACAACTTTAAGAGGAGAGAATATCTCTGGGTTAGATTTAACACGAATAGAATTAATTTCAAATTTTCGTGGTGAATCTAATTCAACAACACTTCTTACACAAGAAGATATTGCTTATCACGAAGCAAGACGAAACCGCAAAATTAGAAAAATGGAGTTTGAAATTAGATGAGTTGGGAATCCCCAAAACTTTCAAAAAGAGATATTGAACTACTTACAGTCACTCTTGATGATTATATTTTTTATGCCAAAAACGATGGTGGCCCTGATACGGGAGAAGTTGAAAGATTTCTTCATAGATTAGAAGATCATTTAAATAAGTTTTGATTTCAACATAGTTATAGATTTTAACATTTATAACTATTAGTATCCTCTTGATACAAAATAAATGGATCAACACACCTATGATAATTGGATTAAGATCAAAGAAACTTTTGAAAAATCCGGCAATACTAATAATATGTTTTATAGACGTGCTTGTGAAATTATAAAATCAAAAAAAGACCCATTAGCAAAATATCTTGGTGATGAAAAATGAATCGTGATGAAATTGAAAAATTGATTGACGAAAAAATTCAACAGCACGAATTTAGAATTGGTGCCATTAGTGGAATTTTGGGGTCTTTATTTGTATTTGGAATTATTCACGCAATTTGGTTAATTAAAGAAAGCATATAAATTCTCTTGACAGGTTAACAGATTTATGGTATAATTAATTCACACAACTTAAATGTGATTATGGAAACTTTTACAATTGAAGAATTTCAAAAAGATTTTGATAATCTTTTAGGAAGAGTTGAGACTGGTGAATCTTTTATGATTACTAGTGAAGGGAAGGAAGTTATTATAATGCCTGCTGAAGATTATAATTACATAGTTTATGGTGATGATATGGACGACCTTATCCGAATACACACGGATCACGAAGAAGGTAGTTGACAAAAAATCCTAGTTTCCATATACTAGGTCTTATGGTCGTCAGAACAGGTGTTCAGAGGAGTCTTATAAACTCTTTGCCCCAGATTAGGGCCTTTGGCAGGGATCGTTACCCTGGGCGACTATTACTAAATACAACGAGAGAGTTTATTACTCTCTTTTTTAATATAATATTGTAAAATTTTTTATGAAAATTGGTTTTAATTGTAGTTCATTTGATTTGTTTCACGCTGGGCACGTTACTATGCTCAAAATGGAAAAAGAATTATGCGACTATTTAAAAGTTGCACTTCAAGTTGATCCAACCGTAGATCGTCCTGGCATTAAAAATAAACCAGTACAATCTGCTTACGAACGTTATGTTCAACTTCAAGGATGCAAGTATGTTGATGAAATCCTTGTTTATGAAACAGAAGAAGATCTTCTTAATTTAATTCAATCTCAAACAATTCATATAAGATTTTTGAGTGAAGAATATAAAGATAGAGATTTTACTGCAAAGCAATACTGTATTGATAATGGAATAGAATTGTTTTTTCATTTGAGGAGACATAAGTATTCTTCAACTGAAATTAGAAATAGAGTTCATTATCTTGAAGAACAAAAAAGAATAAAAAAATCAGAAGAAAATGTAATA